CAGTTATTAGCTAAAAGATATAAAGCTGCTGGAGGAGGTTATAGATGACAACTAAGTCTATAAAAGCACCCAAAGGTTTTCATTGGATGAAAAAAGGTGCAACCTATAAACTTATGAAAGGAAACTATAAACCTCACAAGGGAGCTGTAAGAATGGCTAAGTTTGCTATACAGAAAAGACATGGCACTAGCTAAATCACAAAGAAGTTTAAAAGCGTGGGGGAGACAGAAATGGCGTACAAAATCTGGAAAAAAATCGAGCATTACTGGAGAAAGATATTTGCCTTCTGCTGCAATAAAAAGTTTGAGTGCTGCGGAGTATGCAGCAACGACAAGGGAGAAAAGAAAAGCTAAAAGAAAAGGCAAACAATTTAGCAAACAACCAAAATCTATTGCATCAAAGGTAAGAAGATTTAGGCAGTTCAGTTAGTTAAATCTAAATACTCATTCCAAATAGTTTGTTCTGGACTCCAGAATCTTTCTTTTTTAAATTTCATTTGGATTGAATGTAATACTGTAGTGTGGTCTTGTCCAAAGTATCGACCAATATTAGTTAAGTTCATATTATATTTTTCATTTAGAATATTATGTATAATGTTTCTTGCACGAACTACATCTTGAGTTCTGCACTTGCCAAGCAAACTTTTCTTATGCACTTCATACTTGACACACACTTTGTCAATTACAGAGTTTACAATCTGTGGACTTACATTTCCAAACTGAAAGTTAATAATTTTTTTTGGTTTGTAATCTTTTCTTTTTTTAATGTGGCTTTGCGCTAATTTATATCCATTCTTGAAAGCATTTTTATAAATTATTTTTTCTCTTTTAGATAAGTTAGAATACTGACTAGCTTTCATAGCTAATCTAATCTCTTTGAATATTTGTTTTGAAGTCATTAATCCCCTACAGTTTTTCTTTGTTTTTTTTAATTTGAACTAACGATTATGCGTTAAGCTCTTTTGGCTTCTGCGTTTTCTATCTTAACAATTCTGCTCCAATGCTTCGGTATTCTTCTGTAAGCATTTAGAGTTTTGAGACATTGACCAGTTTCCTTATGCTTTAATATCAAGTCAAACTCCTTTTGCAGCTTGTCGTATATCCGCATCTTGCTGTTGCTCTTCATCCTTCTCCTTTTTTACTTTGGTAAAATCTAATTTTACATTTTCGATTTTACATTCTACATGTTCTCCTTGTGCGTTAGGATCTGCAGCTTTCTTCACATCATCAAATCTTTCAACCAGTACAAAACTTGCTTCGCCAGATTTAATTCGTATATATTTAGTCATTTAATCCTTTTTGTCTATACTTAATTTATGTAGTTCTTTAGCCATTTTTGAGTATATCTCAAGGTCATCATAGTTATCTGCCTTGTATTTTCTAGTTGTTCTATATAATTTTAAACCCATCATAAGCTGACCTACTTCGTGTGGTTCTATATCATCTTTTAATTTGTCGTGCAGTATAACATTAAATATGACAGAGATCAGCCTAAAGTTTTCCTTATAATCGCCATAATCATCTTGCCGATCCTCCATGATCTTTTTTAAAATCTTATCTGATAAATCTATTGTGTCCATAGTTAGATGATGAGGCAGGGAAAACAACTAAAGAAGGCAGAAAGGGATGCCTGATAAAAACCCCACCTCATCGAGAGGTATCTATAAATAATTAATACCTAATATCTTCTACCATAACCGGGTTGTTTTGCATAATCCTTTTTGGGTGCAAAACTTGGTGTGCCACCACCACCAGAAGATCCTGACTTAGACTTGTCGTTTGCTCTAAGTCTTATACTAATCAAACCATCTTCTGTGTCCCAGCCTGCTTGATTGTACCAAGTATCACCAACTTTAACACCAATCCTCCAATCCTTGTCAGGTGGAGAGTCTTGATTTGGTGGACCAACCCAATCAGGTTGCTCTGGTGCGTTCTTCTTATTGTTTCTTACTAGCTTAATATATATATCATCAGCCATTTGTTATTACTCCTTGGTTTAGTTTTGTCTCACGAGTTTCATACAAATCAGTTATCTGTCTGTACTCTCGAAGAGACTTATTATTAGAGTCAAATAATTCTGAGTTTTGTTTCTTCCAATTTCTCAGAGCATATATGTCATTGATTTTTTCAATGTCATTTTTTATTAGACCCATATCAAGCAGATCCATGTCTAGCTTAATATTCTTTTTTCCATTGCCTACTGGAATTTTTTTTACTTCTTCAAATGGCTTTGCTGTGTAACCATCATCGTCTTGTATTCCTGTTTTTAAATTTAATAGATTTAAGAAAGCATACTTTCTTGAGTATGACATAGCTTGACCAGTACCAAACTTATCTAATCCACCCATTGCGCTACAACCATTTACTTCTATCTTATCTTCTACATTATCAACATCATGTATGGTCATGTAACAAGTAACCATAACAAATGTTTCATGCGTATCTGTTTTGTAGCTGCATGTTGGATATAATCCTTGATCTAGTAATGCCTGAGTTGCAACTTCTTGTACTGCATCGTGCAGCAAAGGATTGAAGTGCATACCTTTTACTTTCTCTCCTTTCTTTACGCCACCTGCATTTAAACATGCTTGGTGTAATTTTTGATATATGTTTTTCATGCGTTTAATCTCCATAGTTTTTTTATGTTATCTTTTTGTTGTTGTATTAAATCCCTATAATAAAAAGGATGATTTAATTCTGGTGGTTCTGCAAAGTGTGCTAGTTTATTTAGATCGCCTTTACAGAATATAATTAGTTGTTCCCATGATAATAACTTTTGGGTCATAAGATCGTATTGATCTTCTAAATAATCCTTTGATAATTTTTCGTGGCTATCATCAAAGATGACATAATCTTTTTCATTTACATAAAACAAAAATGGTTTTCTTTTAGTGCAATGATAGTAAAAGGATACTTGACTTGCATGCAAAGCATCTGGTTCAGTTGGTAAGTTTGTAGTAGCAAGATAGTATTCATCTTTACCTTTCTTCTTTCTTAAACTTGGTGGTTTAGTTTTAGCTTCACCAATTGCATTGTTACTTTCATAATCTATACGACCTATAATATCGTGGATCATATCTTTTAGTTTTGATGCTACATATCTTTCAGCTACTAACTTTTCGTTACCAAATATTTCTTTCAATACTTTAAATATATTTTGTATAGTTTGGTGTGCAGCTTCAATCATAGCTTCTCTTGCGATCTTATCTTTCTCATCAACTGGTTCACTGTCTTTATTTATTTTTGTAAGCTCTTGATTGAACACATCATCATAATCTTTGTTTGCTAATTGTATTTTTTTATCTCCATCATAAAGTATTTCACATTTTAATCTTTGAGCTGTGTTGTTTGTAAGATTACCAAAGGGTGCTTTGTATCTTATCTTAAATGATCTTCTAACTTCTTGCGGTAAAGAATAGTTAATTAAGAACCTTGTAAAGTTTTGAGAAGAGGTTGGCGACCAATGGTCTAATCCTTTACCGCCATTAAAAGTTTCAAAATATTCTTTCATAGTTGTTTCAAATCAATATAGTCATTTATACCATTATGTCTACTGTTATTTTATACTTGCTTTTTTCTTTCAAAAAAAAGAAAAATTCTCTTGCAATATATAACCTTTATGGTATCAGCAGATTTCACGAAAGGAGTTTATGAAATTATCAGATTGGATAAAAGAGAATAAATTAAGTTATTCTCAAGCAGCTAATAAGTTTGGCATCATTAATATTAATCCTGCCACCAATGTTCAACGCTATGCTAAAGGTGAAAGGATACCTCACCCAAAGGTAATGTTTAAAATATTCAAGGCAACAAATAAACAAGTACAACCTAATGATTTCTATGAAGAATACTGGCAAAGAGAAGAAGTTTAAATATAAACGAGTAAAAATATATTGGCAAGATATTGTCAGCAATTCAGAATGGATGACGCTTGAGAAAGCAAAGGATCAAACATACAGTTGGTGTGAGGATACAGGATATTTATTACATAAAGATCCTAAGAAAGTTATCATCTTTGCTTCGCATAGCTTTGATGATGATGGTTCGCTTACAGTTGGCAACACCACAGTTTATCCAAGATCAGTAGTTAAAAAGATTGAAGTATTAAAATGACCTATGATGGAATGATTGAAGAGATAGAAGCTGCTGATAAGGTTAAGGAGTTACAAAAAGAATTGAAAAAATTAAAAGCTGATAAGAAAAGAGGTGATGCTGATTTAGAAAAAACTATTGATATACTTACAACTGACAACAGTATAAAAGATTATGAAATAACACAACTAAAGGAGAAGATTGATATGCTAAAAAAACAAAAGAAAATACTTCAGGATGCGATAAGGAAAAATGGCTAGATGGACCTATGCTTTTAGCAATGGCAGCTATAACGATTGGCACAGAAAATTTGATGGTTTGGGTGGTATTGATATAGATTTCATTGAGATTTGTCCCCACTGCAAAGTGCCACTTGCTGTAAAAGAGACTTGCTATGACAAGGGTCAGAAATACAAGGCTACAACGCTTACAAAGAGGGTCGCAGAGGCTCTTAGAGTACCCGGATTTTTAGTTTTCTATACTCCTATGGGGGTTGATATGAAATTTAGGATTAAGCGCATTACAGAGCCTGTGAGTGAGATATACGAGATGACATCAGACCAATGGTTAGCTTATTTATATGAGTTGCATAAGGAACACAGGAGGTGTTGCAAATATGCAACAGAAGTATGATCCTCACATAAGGGTTAAGTCCTCGCTATTTGATAGTCCACAGTTTAGAATGATTCCAAACAAGCACCGAGCTTACTGCTACTTGGTATTCATTTGTCTATTAAAGTTCGCTA